GTCGAACGTGACTCCTGACTGGGCAACACTTCGATACTTTGGACTTACACCCGACGGTGTACCAAGGTTCCCTGTTGTCGTAGACTACGGCACAGGCGAAAGAACTGACTAATATATTTGACTTTTTGTTTCCCATAGTGTACAATGTATGCTATGAGAAACACTTTCCTATTGGAGCATTAATTTGAGTTTTTACACTTGCGTAAACCGCTATGGCAATAAGATGCTGTACCGTGGTTATAACAGTGATGGCGAACGAGTACAAGGTAAGTACCCATTTAAGCCCACTATGTTTCTTCAGTCTAACAAACCGTCTACCGACTGGAAAGCACTTGACGGTAGTTCTGTTGAGCCTATTGAGCTAGAGTCGATGAGTGAGGCATCGGACTTTGTTAAGAAGTACGAGGACGTTGATAACTTTAAGATTCATGGCAATGAGAACTTTGTTGCTCAGTTTATTGCCGACAAGTTTCCTGGTGTCATCAAGTATGACCTGAAGAAGATTGAGATTGGTAACATCGGCATTGAGGTTGCCTCTGATGACGGGTTTCCAGAACCAGGTCAAGCTAACTATCCCATCATCTCTATTGCGTATCGAACTAGTCGAGACGGCATCTATTACGTATGGGGCTTAGGTAGCTACGATTACACCAAGACTGAACTTGACCTGCAAGGCGACTTCATTCGCTATGTTCGTTGCGAAGATGAGAAAGAACTGATGCTGAAGTTTCTGACATTCTGGTCACATAACTGTCCTGACATCATCACGGGTTGGAACATTCGATTCTTTGATATTCCGTATCTGATAAATCGCACAACTCGAATCCTCGGTGAAGAGGTTACTAAGAAGTTCTCTCCATTTGGCATCACAAAGTATCGTCAAATCGGACTTAAGGGTAAGAACCTTGATGCGTATGAAATCTATGGTGTGCAACAGGTCGACTACTTTGACTTGTTCCAGAAGTTCGGTTATTCGTATGGTACTCAGTCGTCTTACTCACTCGACCATATTTCGTCGGTTGTTCTAGGCGAGAAGAAGCTATCATACTCCGAGTACGGCAGCCTGCATTCACTATACAAAAGCAATCACCAGAAGTTCATTGACTACAACATCCGAGATGTCATGCTAGTTGATAAGATCGACAAGCAAACTGGTCTTATGGATTTAGCGTTGATTATTGCCTACAAGGGTGGTGTCAATTACATGGACACATTCGGCACTACTGCCATCTGGGACTCAATCATCTATCGCTATCTCCATGAGCGAAAGATTGCCGTGCCTCCATCTATGCACAAGCCGAAGAGTGATTACCCAGGTGGTTACGTAAAAGATCCCGTGGTCGGTATGACAAAGTGGGTTACCTCGTTTGACCTGAACTCGCTGTATCCCAACCTGATTGTCCAGTACAATATGTCGCCCGAGACTCTGCTGAGTGGACCAGGCGACTTCACTGCAAGCGGTGTTGACTACTATCTGGCTAATGATATTGATCCAGAGTTGCGTGAGCGAGACGTTGCCGTAGCAGCCAATGGCTCTATGTATCGTAAAGACAAGCGTGGTATTATGCCTGAGATTATCGTCGGACTGTATGATGAGCGAAAGTCCGTAAAGAAAGAGATGCTGGTGCTAAAGCGCCAGTATGAGGTGACAAAGACCAAAGAATTGATCCGAGAGATAAATAGACTAGAGAATACTCAGATGGCTATTAAGATTTTGCTAAACTCTCTTTATGGTGCTTTGGGTAATCAGTACTTCCGCTATTTTGAAATGCGGATTGCAGAAGGCATTACATTGTCAGGTCAGCTATCGATCAAGTGGGCTGAGAAGGCAATGAATGAAGCCATGAATAGTATCCTCAAGACAGGCGATAAAGACTACGTTATTGCTATGGATACCGACTCGCTGTATGTCAATATGGGGCCATTGGTAGATACCGTTAACCCAAAAGATCCAGTGAGTTTCATCGACCAATCTTGCGAGAAGAAGTTTGTCCCAATCCTGACTAAGGCCTACGACAAGCTGTATCAAAAGATGAATGCCTACGAGAGCCGAATGGTCATGGCACGAGAAGCTATCGCAGACAAAGGCATTTGGATGGCCAAAAAGCGATACATTCTAAACGTCTATAACAATGAAGGTGTTCAGTACGCCCAGCCAAAGCTTAAGATCATGGGCATTGAGGCTGTCAAGTCTTCTACTCCTCAAGTGGTGCGAGACAAGTTTGTTAAGGCATATAGCATGATGTTGAATTCTACCGAAGCCGAGTTGCAGAAATTCGTTGCAGACTTCTTTGATGAATTCAAGACACTGCCTGCCGAAGATATCTCATTCCCTCGTGGCGTGAGTGATATCGAGAAGTGGGAAGATAAGCATACAATATACAAGAAGGGTACTCCTATCCATGTACGTGGTGCGTTGCTATTCAATCAGCAACTAAAGAAAGCTAACTTATCGCAAGAGACCATTCGAAATGGTACTAAAGTAAAGTTCTGCTATATGAAAATGCCAAACCCTCTTATGGAGAATGTGATTGCGTTCACGCAGTTCTTGCCAGAAGAGTTTGGACTTAATCAGTACATCGATTACGAGATGCAATTCAACAAGACGTTCAAAGAGCCTTTGGAATTGGTATCTAATGCCATCAAATGGAAACTAGAACACGTTAACTCACTAGAAGGATTTTTCACATGAAAGAAGATATTTTTGATTTCGGATTCACGGCAGTTGATGAAGACGAATTAAAGACAGTACAAGAACTTAAGTCCACTGCCACAGAAGTAGGACATACCGCAATCGCCGCTCAGTCTAAGCTTGATAAGCTTTATAACGCTATCGTGCCATTGCTGAACAACCTCAAGGCTAATCCAGAGAAAGAGTACATCCTCTGGCCTAACCGAACGGCAAAAATTGAAGCCTTTGAAAAGAAACTGTTTGACATTTACAATGGTTGATGTTATAATGGACGAATTGCAATCTACTATAGGAGAATGAAATGTCATCATTGATGGAAAAACTGGCCAAGAACTCTACGATTAAGTTGACTTCGGCCATCATGGACTCAAAAGTCTTTGGTAAAAAGGACATGGCACCTACGCCTGTTCCTATGATCAACGTAGCCTTGTCGGGTCGTGTTGACGGTGGTTTAGTGCCTGGTCTGCTGATGCTAGCAGGTCCTTCAAAGCACTTTAAATCTGCATTCGCATTGCTGATGGCAGCGGCTTATCAGAAGAAGTATCCCGAATCGGTAATTCTGTTCTATGACTCAGAGTTCGGTACACCGCAAGCATACTTTGAGTCATTCGGTATTAACATGAAACAAGTCATTCATACGCCCATTACGGACGTTGAAGAACTGAAGTTTGATATCATGAAACAGTTAGAGGGTATCACTAAAGCTGACCGAGTGTGTATTGTTATCGACTCGATTGGTAACCTTGCTTCTAAGAAAGAGGTTGATGATGCTCTTGATGGTAAGTCTGTAGCAGATATGTCACGGGCAAAACAAATGAAGTCTTTGTTCCGCATGATCACTCCTCACTTGAACCTAAAAGACATTCCTCTTGTTGCCGTTAACCATACGTACAAAGAGATTGGCTTGTATCCTAAAGACATCGTTTCTGGCGGTACTGGTGCTTACTACTCTGCTGATGCTATCTGGATTATCGGTCGCCAGCAAGAGAAAGCAGGCACTGAGGTTATGGGCTACCACTTTATCATAAACATCGAGAAGTCTCGCTATGTTAGAGAGAAGTCCAAGATTCCAGTTACTGTCACATTCGAAGGCGGTATCTCTAAGTGGTCTGGCTTGATGGAAGTTGCAGAGCAAGGTGGTTATATCACTAAGCCTAGCGTTGGTTGGTATGAAGGTGTAGACCCCAAAACTGGTGAAATCCTCACGACCAATAAAATGAGAGCTAAAGAAGTCCTTGATAGTTCAGAGTTCTGGTTGATGATGTTTGCGAAAACTGATATTGCATCCTACATCAAATCGTGTTATACTATGGCATCAGGTCAGATGTTGTCTGATCAATCAAACCTTACTGTACAGGAAAGCGACCTAGATGATTGAATCCACCGTTCTTGCAGGTCTACTGCATAACGAAAATTACATGCGTAGGGTAATTCCCTTTCTTAGCGAGGAGT